TGCACAAGTCGGCATTGGCGCATTGGCTGGCGGCGGCGGGGAAGTGGGCGCACAGATTGCCGAAGCATACGGACAGCCAGAGAAAGTGCAAGAGATTGCGCGGCTTGCTGGTGGTGTCGTTACGCCGGAATTCGGCGGACTGATTCGATACGCCGGAAGCAAGCTGATTGGAAAGGGCATGGGGGCTTCAGTAAAAGAAGCCGCATCCGCGCTTGCTGACGATCTTGGTCTTGACTACAAGGCTCTTTCTCCCTCGCAGCGCAGCTACATCGAAAAGGTTGCGGCTGATATTCGTGGCGGCAACAAGAGTGACGATTCTCTCAAAGCCGTTTATGAAACGCTGGACGAAGGATCAAGGGCAATCGTCAAGAAGTACAGCACTTCTGCGACTGACCTTGAGTTCCAAGCTGAACGCCTGAACGCTCTTGCGGCAAAGGGCGGCACAGATGGGCAGCGCGTTGGCACGATGGCAACGGATTTGTCTGCTGGCGCACAGCGGCTTGTCAAAGAAGCGCAAGACAGCGCGAATGCAATTTTGAGAGCAGCAGAGGATAGGGCAGCAACGATCAGGTCCGAGAGCAAGGCAAAGGGAACTGAGCGTGTCGGCATGGCTGACATTGACGCTCAAGATGTCCTGCAACGTGGCAAACAACGGGCAGATCAAATCTTGCAAGAGGCGAATACTCGCGCAACTCGCTTGCGTGAAGTTGCTGACCGTGCGCGTGAGTCTGCCGGGAAGAGGGTAGAGGGCGCAACGGCAGATGTGTCGAAGGTTGGCGCACCGCAGTTGCCCACGCAAACCGGGAACAAGATTCGTGAAGCGGTCATGCCCCTGTTTGAAAAGCTGAAAGCAATTCGGTCCGGCAACGCAGAGAAGCTAAAGGGCGAGGCATTTGACTTTGCCGCAATGCTTGAATCAAGCGGGAAATTCGCCAAGGACACGGCTGCATTCAGGGACGCTCTTCAGTACCTTGACGCTGAAATCAAGAACACAACTCTTGATGTCGTGCGGTCCCCGCTGACTCGCATTCGTGACGCTCTTGAGCGAACCACGGTCAATGATGAAGGGATGGTGATTGAAAAGCCGCCTGTCACGTTTAGCGGACTAGAAACCATCCGCCGTTTTTTGCGTGACCGTTCGTATGGTCTACCCGCAGAGGGATTCGATGCCATCAACCAACAACAGGCAGGAAAGCTGGCGCGTCTTGTGGAGGACATTCAGCGCGAGTTCTCGCCAAGCATCGAAAACTTTCTCACGAAGTATGCGGAGGATTCTAAGCCGCTGACCGACTTCAAGACAAAGCTAGGCAAGTCGATTGTTGGCGTTGAAGATTTTGACATGGGTCGTTTCGTTACGGACCCGGCTGACATTGGCGCAAAGTTCTTTCGCACGGAGTCCGGGGTAAGGGACTTGATTACCATGTTGGGCGGGGATGTTACCGCTGCTGAAGGGATTGCAAGAGGCTTTGTCATGGACAAGCTGCGCAGTCCCAATGCAGACAGCATCAAGAAGTTCATGGACGGTCCTGCCCGTGATTGGTTGACGCAATTCCCCAAGCTGAAAACAGAACTTGAATCGGCTGCACAAAAGATGGGCGGCGCGGAGTCCGTTGCAAGCAAGCGCACGGCATTGTCATCTTCTTTGCGCGGCAAGGCATCAAGCCTGTTCGACAATGCGCCAACCGCAGCCGGAAAGGTGTCGGGCAAAGCAGAAGATGAAGCGCAGCGCATATCTCGCCGTGGCTTGCGCGAACAAAGCATTGCCGTTGCCAAAGGTGAGCGCGAAGCCGGGTCCACGTTGTCACAGGGCGCAACAAAAGCTGGTGGAGAACTGTCGGGCGCAGCAAAAAAACTGAGTGCCGAGGGCGAGAAGATTCGCGTCTTGATTATGGGCGATTCGTTCCCTGCCGAGCGCGTGAAAGAAGTCATCCTGTCCGGTTCGCCTGAGTTGTGGTCTGAAGTCGGTCCGCTGATTGCACAAAAGCCAGAGGCAAAGAAAGCGTTTGTCGATGCGGTCCGGCAAGTAGTTGCGGACAAGGCTGCGGCTTCCCCCAAAGGGGTTGTCGATGCGTTCAACCGCAACATTCGTCCTGCCCTTGAACAAACCGGGTTGATGTCAAAGGCTGAACTAAATTCCTTGCAAGCAAAGATTGACCAGATCAACAAGACGGTTGACGGTCCGCGCAAAGCAGGGCTGATTCAACGCGCAATCACAAACGCGCTGACCGCTGAAACGGCAAAGGCTATCAATGCCTTTACCGATCCGTTTGGTTCGATGGCAAGGCTATACCGGAGTTACAAGTGAAGAAAAAAGACAAGGGTATCAATTCGGTTCTTGAGTCATCTATCGACAAGCTGCTTGAACAGGTAATGAATGATGAGAAGGCAACCCTCATGGACAAATGTCGCGTTCTGGACCGCGCTATCAACGTGGAGAAGCTGAAACTCAAAATCACGGAAGATGAGTGGGGATCAGGGTTCATTGCCCCGGAGGATGAACAGGAATAAACTTACAGCGTTTTTAACAAGGGGATAAAAATGGACGTTATTGCGCTGGTGTCGTTGGCTCTGAAGGTTATCTCGGAGCGTTTGCTTGTGATTCTGTGTCTGCTGCTTTCGTTTGGTCTGTCGTGTTGGGTGATGTATTCGCCAAGCTACGAACGGCTTGCAACGATGGCATTCTTTTCAATCTTCAGCTACTTGTGCATTCGCAATAAGGATGTGAAACATGAAAACCCAAAAACGCCCGAGTGACATCAATCAACAACCCTCAACTGCGGTCCGTCCGCCGCTTCCCCGTGATGGGAGCATGGATGGGTGCAACCGATTCACTCCCGGCAAGATACCGCATGGAGGCCTGACAACGGTGTGGGGCTTCGGTCCCAAGAACACCAAAGACTCCAGCACTTCCAAGCCGGGGAATGCTGGCGGCAAGCGCATCATCTAGGCGGGGACGGACATGGATTGGAAAGAACTAGGCACAGCAGTTGCCAAAATCGGATTGCCCCTGCTTGGGGCGGTTTTACCAATCCCCGGTGGCGCGGCTATCGGGTCCGCCCTCGCAGCCGCTATCGGCGCACCAAGCGGTCAGCCACAGGACATTCTTGCTGCTTTGACTTCAAGCGCGGAAGCGGTCCAAAAAGCCAAAGAGTTTGAAGCGCGGCATGAAGAAACCATGCTTCAGATGCAAGTCAACGCAGACATTGCAGAGGCGCAAGAAGTTACTAAACGCCAGCAAGCGGACATGGCTTCTGATTCATGGCTTGCCAAGAACATCCGTCCGATGACGCTGATTGCAATCCTTGTCGGCTATTTCGTATTCGCCATGATGTCAGCCTTTGACAAGCCAGCCGATCCCGAATACATCAAACTGCTTGGTCAATGGGGGATGCTAATCATGTCGTTTTATTTCGGCGGCAGGACACTTGAAAAAATTGTTGGCATGAGGGAACAAACCAAATGATCGACTTTGACAAATCGTTTGCGCGGCTCATCAATTCTGAGGGCGGCTTCAGCAACAATCCTGCGGACGATGGCAACTGGACCGGGGGGCGGCAAGGGCTGGGCGAACTCAAGGGAACAAAGTACGGAATTGCTGCGGCAAGTTATCCGTATGTCGACATCGAGAATCTGACGCTGGAAGCCGCCAAAGCAATTTACAAGCGTGACTTTTGGGACATCCTTGGGGATGCGGATGGGGCAATCAAATATCAATTGTTTGATGCGTCCGTAAATCATGGTCGACCAAACGCAATTCGGTTTCTGCAACGCGCTATCGGGGTTGCGGACGATGGTGACTTTGGACCGCATTCACTCGCCGCCTTGCAAGCAATGGAAAAGAACGATGTCTTGTTCCGGTTCCTTGCCTACAGGTTCAAGTTTTGGGCTGCGCTCAAAAAGTTCGATACTTTCGGGCGAGGATGGGTCAACCGGGGCGCAGATGACCTTTTGTATGCGTCAGAGGACAACTAAGGCAGGGTTTTCCCTACCTTTTGCGGATAGCGACTTGGCTTGACAGCAGAATCAGGTCGCTTTTTTCGCTGAAGATGGTCGTAAACAGGTCTATGGCGATTTTGGGGCGGTTTAGCAGTCCGGGCATATCGTTCCATAGGTAGTCATCAAAAAGCAGCACACCGCCCGGTTTCGTCAGCCCAAACGCCATTACAGCATCCGTCAGAACGTCCGGGGCGGCATGGCTTCCGTCCACATAAACAAAATCGAATTGACGCGCCGCAGCAATTTGCTCTGCCATGCCCAAGTAAGAGGGTCCGGCAAAGGCGCGAACGGTTTGCGTTTCCTTGCGGACCCATTCGACATTCTTGCGCCACGTTTCAAAGAGATTGTTCAGGTTCAAACAGGTATGCTCTGCGGACCCCTCAAAGGTGTCCAGACAAACCAATTCCCCATCTTGAGTAAGCATATTCTCAAGCATCCAGCACGTTGAACGTCCCTCAAATGCGCCTATCTCAAGGATGCGCCTTACAGGTCCACCCATGACTTGTTTGATAGCCTCAAAGTGAGGGATATTGTGCGAGAACCAATCTTGCGAGAATTGGAGCATTCCTGTCCTTTGTTTTGACTACGGTGCGGGTACAAGCCGCCCATCGAACTGATATGAACCAATATGGCTCAAGACAGCCCACGGTGCGCCATAAATCTTGCCGCCGATCTTGCGGTATTGAGCGCAAAAGTGATAATCCTCAGACAGCAAGCGATTCGTACCCTCTTCAATGCTGGTAGAAAAGTATTCGTGAATCTCTTCCCGCGCCTGAAGTGTGTTGCCCAAGTCGGCAACATCGTTGTTATAAAAAGGAGTGTGCGGCTTGAGTTCTTCAAACACGTTTCGCTTGATGAGCAGAAAGCCTGTGCCAGCGTTTTGAATCTCGACAGGCTCATTGACAGGCACGGTAACGCTTGGCGCATAGTCAACAAGGTTAACGACAAACGAACCCGTGTGATGCTTGAGTTGATCGTCAGGAACACCGCTGGCGATTGCTTGACGGACCGATTGCCAATTGATTTCCTTCTTGGGATAGATGCCGCCAATAACATCCTTGTTGGCAGCAAGCATCCCAACAATGTCCATTGCATTGAAACTTATGTCCGCATCAATGAACATCAGGTGAGTCGCATCCGACTTGAGAAACGCTTGCGCCAGCGCATTACGAGCGCGGGTAATCAGCGATTCGTTGTACATGAATGACATGACGGATTCGATGCCGTGCTGCGCCAGCACTTGCGTTGCGTTGATGATCCCTTGGCAGTACGCGCCAGTACAAACGCCGCCATACATGGGCGTTGCAATCAGGACCTTGGGGCGCGACAAGACTGCGGGTTGTTCTTGCGCCGGGGTAAGGGATTCGTCCATCATTCTTCCTCTACAAGGTCGATCAGTTGCGACAGGGTTGCGTGAGTCGAAATAAGTTCGCCCGGAGTAGATGGCCCCATGAATTGAATGTAAGCCCCAAGCGCATCACGATCCGCTTTTGCTTGCCGGATCAGGGAGCATTGATGGCAGTTGCAGGAGTTGTCAACCAAGCGCAAATCCATGACGCTTGGCTCTTGCGTAAGCTGGTACGTTCCATCTTCATAGGCAGTTTCAACCTTGCCTTGGTGAATGAACACAACAGGCTGTCCAACGCCCTCATTGGGGACCCATGCGATCACTTTGACCGGGGTCCCTTGCGAGTTGACAACGGCTGCGCCAGCAAGCGCGGCAACGATATTGAATGGAAGAGTTTTCATTTGATTTCCTCAGTCAGTTAAGTGGTGTCCCCTGCCCATATCCACCGGGGGACGCGATGTTCCTAACCCCACTTGCTGAAGGTGGCTGCGACAGGCTCACAGTAGAGGACCACTACCCTTGCGGGTAACAGACAGCGACTACGATATATCCTCGACACGCAAAACGTAAAACCCTTTACTGTTCTTGCGCCAGCCGTGGACTTCAATTCTTACCCCTGCATCACGCACGATAGCGAGAGTATCAGAAGCCATGATCTTCTTGATGCGCTCCGACACTCCGCTTGCCGTGACTTGTACCGCTAGAACTTCGCCCTTTCTTAGGCAAAGCAAATCGCACCATCCCCATAGGTCTTGACGGATTCTGGCAAACGGATTCCAACGCTCAACAACGTCTACCCTGTAGCCCATTTCTTTTAGGTGGGCAATGCTGCGCTGAGTCGGAGTTAGTTTAGCCATACCACCATCAAGAAAAATGGGTTTCTGGATTAGAACGGAATGTCATCATCACCAACGCTGGACCGATCTTCCCTTGGCGCATTACGATCCGCGCCAAACTTGGATGCGTGGCTTGCCGGATCATAGTTGCTTTCCATGATGTAGACAAAATCGCGTCCGCCTTTAGTCTTGCGAATGTATGCCATCAGCTTGATCTTGTCCCCGGCGCGATAGTCCCTTGTGAGGACCATATCACCAACCAAGTCGGGGTGCGTTTCTTTTTTCTTGAACTTGTTTTCAAACAAGTAGCAAGTCCCATCTTTAACGGTAAATGTGTCAGCCATGATTACACCGCATCAGGGGTTGCAACAAACTCGTTGGAACGCCGCAAGTCATGCACAACTGCACCTGTTCCGCCCGTGTCGATCATTTGGGAAATTGCGATACGGTCTGTCATGGGAAGCGTCATCTTCGTTGCTTCGTTGACCTTGCGGAATGCGTTGATTTTTTCCTGCTTAACATCAGGCTTGAATTTTTCGCTGCCCATGATGCGATTGACCATGTTGACATAGGCAACGCACCATTCCGCCGCCGTGTCGTGATGAGAAAACACCGTGCCATCTGGAAGCATAAGTTGATACGCAATACCCTCCGTATCGTCCTTGATGTCTGCCAGCGTTTGCGTGGTGAAGTCCTCTTTGTAATCCGCAACAGGCTCTTCACCGTAAACAGGATCAATCGCGGTAGGTTCCGCGACTCGCGTGATGGGCGTTATGTTTCCCATGTCGATTTCTTTACCCTTGCGCGGAGGATCAAACTCGGAAACCTCTTCAACCGAATACTGCCCCAACATACAAGCGGGATACACAGAACGAACGCCACGCGCAATGCACCGCGCCCGTAGCATATCCTCGGGGTACTTCTCCCATCCGCTACCCGGACGCGCCAAACCCGCCTGACGCGCCATTTCGATTGTCCACTCAACGGTAAGAGTTCCGCCAGATTCGTGCGAGAACGTACCGACACACTTTTTGGGGGTCATTTCACCCCATTGAACCTTGCCGCCCGATTGCTGGAAGCGCGACAGGATAGCTTGCGTCTTTAACGCAGGGCGACCTTGAATAACGTCATATTCCTGAACAACCGTAGCAATATGCTTTCCTTCGGCTTCAGCAACAAACATCAGCGCAAGGACTTGTTCACGGGTCTTGAATCCGTAAAAGCCGGACTTAACGATTGCGTCAGCCATAGACGCTTTATCTTGAAAAGGCACGAGATTGCTCATGGTTTTTCCTCTTGGTCAGGTGTTGCCGTGTTGAAATTCAAACTCTTTCCTACCCGGCAGAAAAAATGATAATTCCGTCTAAAGTACCGCTTGTCATTTTCATTGATCGAAAGGAACTGCCCCGGCTTTTTCATCTGAGCAATTAGATGCTCTCTGAAGCTGCCGGGGTCAATATCCAAAAGAATCAAATAACCGTCAGCGTGGTTAAAAAGAAAATTGACTGCTTCAAGTGAACCATCCCTGCGAGAAGTGCAAGCCGCCTTTATTGCGGACACGATGACCGCAGACAAAAGATGATTGCAAGCCTCGGTTTGATTCACGGCAGGGCCTTACGCCGCTTCTTTCTTGCTGCGAAAGCGTCCATTGCTGGCGCGTTCTTCGGCTTGCTGCTCCGTTTCCGGTTCAGCGGCAGCGGCTTCCGGTTCCGGTTCCTTGACTTCGGCAGCGGGTTTGCCAGCGGCTTCCCATTGCTTGTAGGCATGAACGCTTGCGGAAGCGATACTTGCCGCCGCGCCGGACTTGTAGATGTTTTGGTCGCTGTCAATGAACGCCTGAACATCCGCCGAATTGTCGATCACGGATTGATGCGCGAGTGCTTCGGATTCGGTGAAAAAAACCTCACCGTCAGAAGTCTTGAATGCCTGTACGAGTTCCATCTTGAATTTCCTCACTTGATTAGGAAGCGTCTACTTCCGGGGGTTGAAATGATGAACTGCTTGTAAATGTCCGGCATGGATTGCTTGAACAATTCCGCGCTGAACTTCTCACTTGCCTTGGAAGATTTCCAAGTGATAAGTGTAGAACCGTCAACGGACCGCAATTCGGAATTGCCGCCCATCATGTTTCGCAACTGAACCTCCAATTGCTCCGCCTCTTCTTCAGCCGCCTTGATGCGCGACTTCATTTGCTTGAGCATTGCAACGGCTTGCTCAACGCTTTGATTTGCCGTGATGACTCCCTCAGTCGATTGGGGGTAAAGCAACTTGGCTTGTTCGACTGTTTCTGCCGGGGGAGTTGTTCCAGCTTGAACGTGACCCCAATAAGTTGCCATTGTCGAAATGAGTTCGTTGCGCTGCTCATCCGAAATGTCAAAAACGTGGTAGCAGAATTCCTGTCCGCCAAACAAGACCGCAAAGCAGACTTTCGGAATGTTGTGGACCGCCGATTCATGGACAAGCTGCGCCATGTCGGTTTCAGGAATGCGCCCGGTTTCAAAATCGTATTTGGACCTGATTGCCGCCGTGTAGTTTTTGGCTTCAACCAGCATATTTCCGCCGACTTCGATCCCATCAAAATGCGACTTGAGCCACGTTTCACGGGGATGGGTTAGCGCGTAGTCAGCGTCCTTGATTTCGATGCCCAAACGGTCCTGAACAAGCCCCAAAATGACAGGCTGCATGACATGACCCATGCGGACATTTTCACGGTCAGAAATGTCCTCGGGAATCAGCTTGCCTTGCTTGATAAGGATTTGATCGACTGCCTTTCCTGCAACGGCTTGTCGACTGTCCCCGGACCACCATGCAGCATTGCGGACCGCAGGGGCAAAATCAGCTTGATCGTTTGCCATGATGACTAGACCTCAAGTGTGATAGAAAGAAGATTGGCTTTTTGCTCTTCCAAGCGGTTTACCTTGGATTGCATTTCGGCGCGAATCTTTTTGATTTCAGCATCAATTGCTTTGACGCTATTGGTGACAAGCGACTTATGACTTGCAAACTTAACTTCAATTTCTGCCGTTCCGACAACGACATATCCATATTCGGACATATCGTTGTCCCCAAACGACAGGGCGGACCGGAGTGCTTCTTGAACGCCTGCGGACTTGGAATGAATATCTTTGACCGTCAGACCATGATGGGGTGACAAAAGAACATTAGTGCTGATCTTCATTTTGATTACCTCTAAGGTGATTAGGAACAACGTGGTATGAGCCTTGATTATCAGGCATATTGAGAACATCGTCAAATCTATTTTTCTATCGCTTTTCTCTTTGTGATAGGTTTTTTCTATATCTATTTCCATGCAAGAGCCACAGCAATGATGATGATGCTATTCATCGTCAACGCTTCAACCCTTTCGGGCTGTCCGGTATCGCATACCGTTCCAATGCTTTATTTATCAGGGCGGGTGATGTGGTCCCGTTCCACCAATGTCAATATTGCTTACCCTGTTTATCGCTTGGCTTGGAAACCTCGCGCACCCGTTCCTCTTGAGTCAAGGTGATCCGCTTTTCTCCCGCGCCAGCACAGACAGGCTGCATTACTTTCGTGCGGGGTACGGTTGTGGTGGTAAACAATAAAAAAGCCGCTTTACTCTGCATCCCGGTGGAAACCCCTTGCGGGGCGAGATACAGAATAAAACGGCTTCGACTTGTTGCTTTCCACGACAACGATTCAGAATTTATTCTATCCCGTTTTCTTTGTCAACCATCTTTTCCCTGTAGTCCCACACAATCGGAGGGAACGATTCATACCCGTACATGATGGTCCCTTTTCGCTCTATGGTTTCAAGCCATATCCAGCAATGGTCACTTACTCTGCGCGGGACCCATGCAAAGTAGGGATGCCAGTTTTGGATTCGATTAAGGTAAGCGTTGTAATTTTTCCCTATATCAATTTTCATGCTTTCTCCCTTGCGCTGCGGCGAGTGCTGTTTCAATCAACGGCATAGATTTCCGCGCTTCCTTCCACGCCTGACCATCGTCGCCACCGTTCATCAACATATCGGCAAGACGGTTACGGGCAGAGGTTAGTGCGGAGATCAGCAAATCGTGGCTGTTCACGCACTTCACGATGTGGGCGGCGACAGAGTTTTCTACGATGCACATCTGAACGCCTTTGGCATCGTTGACAAACGTGTATTTGGCGCGGTGGTCGCCGGCTATCCACGGCGTATTCATTTCATTGCTCATGCTGATCTCCTCGTGCGCGGATTTCCTTGGCGAGTATTCCAGCGCATCCAATTAAAAATATATGCGTCCCTGTGTCGGAATCGCCGCTCTCCTTGCTGTCCAGAAAAACTTTTTTCTTTGCATCACACACCTTCGCGCAAACCTCTCGTTCGATTGCCGCTGCTCTGGTGGATACTAGGGCGGCGAAGGCGGTGATAGGGTTGATTTCTTCTTTGCGGTCAACATTGACATCGAAGTACAGAACTAATCCGCACTCCCGCGCCATGCTGATGATTTCGTCTGTGGGGATCATTTCTTGCCTCCGAACGATCCCGCTTCCATGGGTATCACGTTTTCTCGCTCGGGGTCTTTTCTGGTGGCGTGACATTTTTGGCAGTAGGGCTTTGGCGGATTTGTCCCGTACCACGCACCGGAGAACACCACTACTTTGCCGCCGCAAATAGAACACGACCCAATGACACGATGATCCGAATATGTTGCTGTATTGCTCATACATCCTCCCACTTGTTTTCACTCATCACCTTGACGATCTGCGCATCGACTTGCTCGACGGTGCAGCCTGAGATATGGGCGCAGAGTTTGAGGACGAAGGCGTATTTGGCTGCGTCTTGCGCTTGGGTATGCAGGTGCGTCGATACAGCGCCCCAATCGCATTGCTTCGCGTCAGGTATTGGTTTAACGGGCGCATACTTACCTGACGAACAAACGTGAGAAACGTCGAAGGCAGACAGCAAATCGTTACAGAATGGGCATTGGCTCATGGCTTTTGCTCCTGTTGCATGGCTGCGTCGATTGCTTCAGACCAATCCTGCGGGTTAACGGCAAGCGTGATGTACTCAAATATTTCATCGCCCGTGTCGTGCTGTACCAGCCACCGATACCGCGCTGCGTCCTTCGCAATATCTTCATTGATACCCTCTCGCAATGCCTTGCCGATGTTCATGCCGATCTTCAGGGTCTTGCGGATTTCATCCATCTTCGCGTCTTGGTCTTGTGGCGCGGCTGTGCGTTCACCACGACAAAAAAGCATCATGGCGAAGTTGCCCACGTCAACGGGATCGCCTTTCGCAACGTGGCTCGCCAGAGAATCCTGAAGCATCGCGGTAGAGCAAGCGGCAGGGTCATTCCACCCTGCATAGCCCTTGGCGCGTTGCTTCGCCAATTTCGCTTTCATGGCAGCGGCAAACCTGTCTACCGCAAGATCATCTGCGTGGGCATCGTCTTGCGGCGCAGCGTTAATCGACACGCTGGATGGCGATGCCCATTCGGTATGCGTGGCTGTAACATCAGGCGCGGCAAGGGCTGCGTCGAGGATGGCGAGGGCTTCGCTCATGTCCTTTTTCATCGGGTAATAATCAACTTCATCAAGTGCCCAATTAAGCGCATCCCGGACTTTCTGCATTTCGTCGCGTGTCATTTTTTACTCCATCATTTTTGCTTTTGCCGCGCACCACTCGCAAAGACCATCTTTCAGGTCTTTTCGCGCTGTCGGGTGTCCGCACAAGTCGCAATCGGGGTAATCGTTCGCGGGGGGTTCAGGGGGGTCGACTTCAAAGTAAGAGCCAACGATTGCAGACATGATGCACAGGGCAAAGACAATGCCCAAAGCAAGGGCATAGTTTTGTTCAATCCAATCCATTTTGTTTCTCCCGTATGTGCGCGTATGAGTTGCGCGTATTAGTTGCAAACAGTCACACAATTCTTACCGTCCGGTCCGCAGCAAGTGGTGCAATACGTTACGGTCCCATCTTTGCCGGAAATTGCAATCGTGGTGCAAGCATAGGCAATGCCGGAAAGTGCCAGAAACGCCCCTACAGCGATAATTGCTTTAAGCATGGTAAATCCCCTAGTCAGGTTAAAAAAGGTCCCCACGGCTTGATCTGATAAGCCGCAGGGAGGTTTCCTACTCTTTGGTCAGTTCGGCAAAGGCTGCTTTGTATTGCCTTGAGGCTCTGGCTGCGGCAATATTTTCATCGCCTACGGGTGCAGACCCTTTGCCCCATCTGTCAATAATGGCCCAATTCTCGCCAATGACATACACGCCATTGTCCCAATTATCGCAATCCATATTGACTAAGCACCCCATTCCGAGTCCTGTTTCTTTTTTGGTCCCTGTTGCTTCGTGCGCGATTCCACAAAGCCGCGCCATCGCGTATTGACTATCTGCCGCAGGGTCCCGGTATCCGCGATGCTTTGCCGCATCAAGCATAGCGAGAACATCTTCAAGGCTTCCGTTCCAGTGGAGATAAATCCCCACGCCGTTTGTTTTATCGGTTGAATTGGTGATTACCGCACGATTACCCATGATTGCCTCACAAGGTTAAGAGTGATTGCCGGGAATGACAATCTGACAATGCCCTGATACAAGGCATTGTCAGGTGTCACTAGCTAATCATGCCGGACAGTCCCGCATTTGACGGATGAACGATGATCTGGCTTTGCGTGAATTTCAGGCAATACCAAAATACAGTTTCATCGTTTGCAGTAAAAAGCCAGCCGCCGTGAATCTTGCGCCATGCTTTCGCGTCAGGCGCATTGTCGAATTGCGCGTAAACCATTCCTTCAACCATATCAGTCCCCTAGTTGGTTAAAACGATTGCAAACCATGCTGCGACAATAGCAACAATGGCAATGCACACTAAACCGGAAAGAATCTCGCCTTTCATGCTGCAATCCTTTCTCTTGCCGCATCCTGAACCTTGCAAGCATTGATGTAATCTGCGGCTTTCTGAGCAAGTGCTGCGGCTTTGAATATTGCCTTGCTATCTTCCCGCATTGCCTTTAGCCAGTTGGCGACATAACCGGCATGGCGCAATTCCCCTGCAATGCCGTAATCCTGACAAATGAATGCTGCGGTAAGTTCTGCTACTAACTCCTCAAAAGCATATTCGGGATTGCCGAATCTGCCTTTGCTTATGTCGCGGTCACAACGCGCCTTATCGCTGGTCCAATGTCCCAACTCGTGAAAGGCAGTTGCGTAGTAATGACAGGGGGCAGCAAAATCCTTTGGGAAAGGCAGTTGTATGATGTCACGGCTTGGCATGAAATAAGCGGAATCGCCACCGTGAAATATTTTCGCTCCTGTCGCAATGATGCGATTCTCTGCCGCCTGATTAGCGTCAAAGGGTTCCGGCATGAGTTCCGGCTCCGGCTGTTTGATCGTAATTCCGTCCACTTGCGCGACATTGAAAACATAGTAGGACTTCAGAACCGCATAGCCTTTTGCTTCGTTACCCTCTGCATCCGGCTGTCCCTTTGCGACCGGCTTAAAGAATACGATCTTGCTACCCTTTTCGCCTTTCTTGACAGTTGCGCCCAATCCCTGCCAATGCTTAAAGGTTCCCCATACAGGCGTTTCATACCCTCGCATCATGCCAACCATACCGAGCAATAAACGATTGATTCCCTGATAAGGCTTTTGGGTAACGATATTGCGATCAAGATTAGAGCCAATGGCATTACTGGCTTTCCAAGGTTTAATCCAAGGCATAGCCCCTGATTCAACTTGTTTGATGATGTCCGCAGTAATTTCAGCGTAGAGCGAATTCGACATGGTTGATAACCCTCTATAGTTAGATTAGGAATGCAATCATATAATCACTTGACTGCATAGCTATAATGTTATCACTAATCACGCACCTAATGTTTGTCATTCGTTAACCCTGCCTTAACCACAGATTAAGACAAGGAATATTTAGTGTTCCCTCTATATCTATATAGCTATATATGTAATAGATTTATTTCCTATCTATCTATAACTATATTGCTTAGTATCCGAATAGGGGCAGAATCGTAATGCAATTGCTACTAGCTCTCGTTCTCATTTAGATTTATCTATTGGGGACCGGGCTATATATTGCTTACCCTATGCAATGCTTAACCATGCCTGATACCCTTTTGGAAATGGTCCCTATTATCTATTATCAATGCTGTATCGTTATTCAATAGAGTATCGCTATTAGGTGGCAACTGGATTGGACTTGAGATATGAAAAGAGGTAGCCCTTCTCCAACCTCCCCCCAAAAGAAAACGGTGTTTGTGTTATTGTGTTGACGTTAGTTATCAATGGGGATTAGCCATGAGCATTGAGATTGAGAAGATGGTAGCGATACCTGAGAGTAAGCCCAAGTATCCTTATGAGGACATGAAGATTGGGGATAGCTTCTTTGTTAAGGGCGGGAACATCCAGACGATAGCCAATAGCAACTGGAGGAAAGGTAAGGCGTTGGGTATGAAGTTTATTTCCCGTCGTGTTGATGATGGTGTGCGAGTGTGGAGAACGGCATGACAGAGGCTATCAAGGTGAATGGGGAAGAGGCATTGGTTGAAACCCCGGATGAGTTTCAGAGGCGGCGTTATCTTGATCTTGTGTGGAACATGGACAAGAAGCAGATGTTTGCGGAACTGATGCGGGTTCATGCGACATCGACTCAAATGCTCAATGCCGCGCAGTTGGAAATACAGAATCTTAAAGCGGTGATTGCAGAGTATGACGAACGTAAACGCTTGCATTGACGGATCGCAGAGCCAAAATCGCTCTAGCGTTGCAGGACTGCGGGAAAGCCGTGTGCGCTATCGTGACGAGATGCGCAGGGCTATCTCTTGCGCGACTGCCGAGCAGAAGCGGCGGCTTGTTGCGGATTGGAAGCGGAAGTATTCTGATTTGATGGTGCGGGAGTTGGTGAGTCTTGCCAAGGTGAGTGAGATTCGTGATCGTGTCAGCCAATGGGAGCAATGATGAATATTGAAGATGTTCTTGAGATGTTGCGTCAGGAGCAGGTGCAGAAGGTGTACGCAAGGAATATGGCGTATGCAAAACCTGATTGGCAAACGGGGTTGGCGCAACTAAGTCCAGAGCAAGAGCAGCAATTCTTGCAGTGGGTTAAGGCAAACAATGTTCCCTTTAATCCTAACGATAAGACCGCCGATTACGATATGCGCGGGTTCTGGCAAGCGTTGCAGCAGGGGGACCCCCGCGCTATGTCAGGGGTTAATCCAACAACGCAATCCCTGCATTACCCCGATGTCTGGAAAACCCCGTATCACGAATCTTTTTCTGCTGAATCGCAGTGGGCGGGGGATGGCGCACCAACATGGCAGGATGACAAGCTGGTTTCCCCGAGCGGGGAGATTATCTTTCAGGACAAGCCGGAGTGAGCAACTTCAATCTTCCGCAGTTTTATCGGTTTTGCAATCAGTTGCGGATCGAAACGAAAGAGAAGGGCTTGATGCGCATGACGCACTTGCTCGGGACCCAAACGTATGTGATGAACGAGATTGCCCAAGGGCTTAAGGAGGGCGTTCACCACTTCGTTATTCTCAAGGGTAGGCAGTTGGGCATCACGACTGTTTCTCTTGCGCTGGACCTGTACTGGCACTTCCTGAACCCCGGCTTGCAGGGGACGCTAGTGACGGACACGGAAGAGAACCGGGATATGTTCAGGTCGACTCTTTCGATGTACATGGACGGATTGCCCAAGGAATACCGCATTCCCCTGATAGCCCACAACCGCACTCAGCTTTCGCTGAAAAACCGATCTCGCCTGTTCTACCAAGTCGCGGGATTACGCGCCAAGGGGACGCTAGGGCGCGGCAAGGCGATTACCTTCCTGCACGGTACGGAAACGTCCTCATGGGGCGATGAAGAGGGGTTAGCGTCCCTGCTGGCATCGCTGGCGGAAACCAACCCCATGCGGATGTACATCTTTGAATCTACTGCCCGTGGATTCAATATGTTCCATGATATGTACACGACTGCCAAACGCGCCCGGACGCAACGCGCAATCTTCTGCGGATGGTGGCGCAACGAACTCTACATGACCGATCCTGAAAGCGAGGTTTACAAAGTCTATTGGGATGGCAAGCTAAAGCCCGAAGAGAAAGAGTGGGTCAAGGAAATCAAGAAGCTGTACAACTTTGAAATCAATTCCCGACAAATGGCTTGGTGGCGTTGGAAGATGGAAGAGGGCATCAAGGACGAACAGTTGATGTACCAAGAATTCCCCCCGACTGAGGATTACGCTTTCGTCCTGTCCGGCACATCCTTCTTTTCAAACGCACGATGCACGGATGCAATGAAGGACGCTAAGAAACTGCGCCCGGATTACTACCGCTACAGCATGGGCGCGAATTTTCAAGATACCGAAGTGCTGCGCTCCACGGAACGACTCGCCACGCTCAAGGTGTGGGAGGAACCGATTGACACGGCTTTCTATGTAATCGGCGCGGACCCGGCGTATGGCTCAAGCGATTGGGCGGACCGCTTCTGCATCAAGGTCTATCGCGCATACTCTGACGGACTTGAAGAGGTTGCGGCGTTTGCCACTTCCGAAATGAACACCTATCAATTTGCTTGGGTGCTGGCGCATCTTGCCGGGGCTTATCGCAACTCGACACTCAACCTTGAGGTCAACGGTCCGGGGCAAGCGGTCATCAACGAACTCAAGAACCTGAAGCGTCAGGCGGCAAATATGGGCGACCAGATGGGCGCGGACTTGCTCAACGTGCTTGGCTCCATGCAGAATTACATCTGGCGCAAGAACGACTCCCTTGGCGGTATGAGCGCAAGCATTGGCTGGCTCACGACTACCGCCACGAAGGAAAGAATGTTGACGTACATGAAGGACTACTTTGAACGCCGGATGATGGACATCAAATGCGTTGACACGATTGATGAAATGAAAACGGTTGTTCGTGACGGAGGTTCAATTGAAGCGTCAGGGCGCAACAAGGATGATCGCGTTATTGCATCGGCTCTTGCTGCCGCTGCGTTCGCTGAACAAGTTCAACCCCAACTCATTGCAAGACGGATCACACGCAACATTTCGCGCAAGCAGGATGAGGCAAGGCCGGACGAAGCTGCGGTAGGAAAGAACGTATCCGACTATCTGAAAAAGATTGGAATGTATGGCAACGGCGGTCCTCACTAAGGCAGAACTGCGGCGCATCATCCCGCGATTTATCGCTGACAAGAAGCGAGGGATTTCGCTGGAAAACTTCTGCGAGATTGCCGGGGTGGGCAAGTCGAACCTCTATCAAATCTTCATCTACAAGAATCACGAACTCAGCGAGATAGTCCAGCGCAGAATAAGCAAGGCGTACCAGCATTGGCGCAACGGTGACATCGTTGTGATGGTCAACAGGGACAACACGAAGTTCCCCGATTACCGCAAGGAACCAAAGCCGCGTCTTGCCCGTGGATACGGGATCGAACTCAAGGACGGACGTATGCAGTTGAAGATAGGCATTAGGAACAAGGCGGATTACGGCCCAACGATTGATGAGCAACTTAGAAGGGGATAATGATGGCAAGCAGAATTTTGCGTGACTACAAGTGTCAGGAACACGGGTTCTTTGAAGGTTTCCAACCGAAATGTCCAGAGGGGTGCGAAGGTGAACTTATTCTTCAGGTTTTTCTCAAGAGTCCGGGCTTTGTTTCAGCCAAGACAAAAGCAACGGACAAGAACATTGCCGGACTTGCAAAGGACTTTGGAATGTCCAACATCAAGTCAACCCGTGAGGGCGAACACCAAGAAGGTTATCTCTCCCGCAACAACAAGTTCTCAGAGCAAGCCTACGCAGAAGCGGAAAAGTACGCAACGAAGAAAGTCCCGCGCAAACGCAAAGGCAAGGCAGCAATAGATTCTCCCAAGCCCCCGGAGCCAAGACCGGGCGATGCGGCGATATGGGGCGGCGGTGATGGCAAGGGGATGTTTTCCAACTTTGACCTCAAGACCGTCCTATCAGGACAGTTCAGCAAGCCAATCAAGGACGAATCCGTTGGCTTGACACCAAGAGCAGCGGGGATCAATAATGGTCCGACTGCTGATCCGTCATCCACCTTGCATGACCCCGATAAATTGCAGATAAAGACCTGACATGATTATCCCATCTACTGCGGTTGAAAGAGAACTGTTCTACCGAGAAATCATGCAGAAGTGCATGACATCTGCGGAGGACCGCAAGCGCGACTATGAAGTATTGAAGTCGTACTATCTCTTCGGGGCGGGACCCAATCAACCTCCTGCCTTGTTCAACAAGATCAATCCGCACTTGGATCAACTGACCAGCTTCCTTTACTCTGCCGAGTCAACCCGGTTCTCAATTTCGATTGGCGCGTCAGTCGAGCCGTTTGAACACCGCAAGTCACCCAAGCTGACATCCGCGCTCAACGATGAGTGGTGGAACTCCAATGCGGATCAGGTGTTCTCTCTCGCGCTCACTTGGTCATTGGTATACAACACAAGTTTTATCAAGCTGGTTTACAACAAGGGCATCCACCCCTACATGATCGAACCGGGGTCGGTTGGCGTGTTGCGTGAGGACACTCCTTACACGGACCGACAAGAGGCTTTTTGCCATCGTTATTACATGACGCGCTCTGACCTTTTTGCGCGGCTTTACAGTCACCCCCGGCGCGAGTCGATTGTGAAGCAAATCAACTCTTCACCGCGCATGACCAGCGACAACAGCGGGGACGGTGTGGCGCGGATCATCATGTCCGCCACGAACCCCACGATATACGGCAACGTCAACATGGATTTGTTTGGCGAAAACCGATACCGCGCACAGGTCGCAGAGGACACGATTGAAATGCGTGAACTCTGGCTTTGGGACGATTCAATTCAGGACTACCAATGCGTGACGTTTGCTGACCCGGACGCAATCATCTATGACCGACCCGGCTCAAGCCTGTTTCTCAAAGGCGAATCGCCGTTTGTGCAAATCTGCCCGGACCCGCTTCCCAACTATTATTGGGGGCAATCCGAATGTCAGAAACTTGTGATGCTGCAAGAGGTCCGAAACAACCGCATGACGGAGATTCAGGACTTGCTGTCGAAGCAAGTGAACCCGCCAAAAGCGTTTTCAGGATTCAGCGGCATAGCGGAAGAGAAATACTTTGCGATGAACCGCGCTGGTTCGATGATTGCAACCGATATGCCCAACGCAAAGGTCGATTCTCTCGCGCCTGAAATGCCCCCCGATATTTTTGAAGTGATCCACGAAATTGACGCAATGTTCATGGAAGTGTCCGGCATCAACAATGTGCTGTCCGGGCGCGGTGAATCTGGCGTTCGTTCATCTGGTCACGCATCCCAACTCGCAAGGCTTGGTTCAAGCCGTGCAAAAAAACGTGCTCTCATTGTCGAAGATAGTCTGGAAAAAGTAGCAACACTCTATCTCAAATTGATGCAAGTCTACGACCCCACGCACTACACCGACACCGAGGGTACGCCTTTCATTGCCAAGCAGTTCACCAATGACTTTGTGGTGAAGGTTGACGCGCACTCCAACTCCCCGATCTTTACGGAGGACACGAAGGAACTCGCGTTCAGCCTGTTCAAGGCGGAAGTCATAGACAAAGAATCTCTTCTTGATCTTGTCGAACCGCCCATGAAGCAACTGCTCAAGGACAGGCTCAAGACGCGCCAGCAGAAAGAAGCGGACCAACCCCCTGCCGCGCCCGAGAAAGAGGGCGGCAAGCCGCCGTTGAAGATTGCAAAGGGATAGTCATGGCATCGAACAAGACCGCACCAAAAGCAGATCAGCCGCGAGTGACAACCGAAAACCTAAAGCGCGGCGATGACCTTGGGAAGATTCAACGCGCAAACACGGTCAAAGCATCGACACGCGCCAGCAAAAGAAGTGCTGGACGTTTGGGAAGAAGCTGATAAGATTGCAGTTCCTTAGTCAGGAAAAGGGTGTAGCTGCCTTCCCTTTCAATAGGTGGCTCGGCTTCAAGGAGTGTCCACATGGCACGCAAAGCTCGCAAGGGTCGCAAGTCGCGCAAGTAATCCGAAAGGATTCTTGCGGATGACCCGCACAAGTCCCCTTTGAGGGGGGGTGGGAACAAAAACATAACCCCCCCTCACCCAACACACTTGATTTTTGATAGGAAAGGATTATTCTGGCGGCAATCTCGATAGGGAAATGCTATGCCAGCGCAAACCGATCCCATGCTTGCCCTACTCAAGGGGCAAAAGGATTCCGCCACTCCGGGCGGCGTTCCTCCCACTCCTGACAATCCCGCATCTGGGATGTCGGAACCCGGCTCACCCCCAATGGCAGGACCCATGTCTACCCCTGAACCCAAGTTGGGTGACAGGGAGGCGGCTATGGCGAACCTCGGCATTGTTGCCGATCTGCTTGAGCAATCCCTTTCCGCATTCGGCAGCGAAACGCCTGAAGGACAAAAAGTCCTAGGCGCGATCCGCACGATTAGCGGAATGCTCGGACCGCGCAAAGGCAAGACCAACGAACTGCAACAGGCTGAGATTCTTCAGTTGATGCAATCCCTGCCCAAGGCTGGCGGCACTCCCCCGGAACTCAAGGGGATGCAGAATGCGCCACCCGTACCCGGTATGCCGCCTCCGGGCGGTATGCCACCTCCGGGCGCACCGCCAATGGGCGGCAAGCCTCCGGGCGCACCTCCCGGCATGATGCCCCCGCCACTCGGCGGCGGTATGCCTCCACCCATGTAACAAGGAAAGAAAATGGACCTCTGGAAACCTCGCGGTACTGCTTCGCTCCGCAACCCGACCTCCAACGAGCAAAAGCACGGGCAGATTTACAATCCCCCGCGCTTCGCCCAACTCGGCGGTTTGTCCGGCGCAAGCAAGGCAACCCACAAAAACGCCATGACGCTTTCGCGTCCCGGTGACACCAAGAAAATCATCTGAGCAGCAAGGGGATAAGACATGAGTAGCTTGGAAGATGTTTCGATTCAACAGCGCGATCAACTCGCTTTGCTGTCCAAGAATCTTTCGGATGATCCGTCTACCCGGAAAGACTTTTTGAGGCTGGCAAAGCGGATCAATCCTGATCTTGTCGTGCCTGAACTTGAGATCGAAGATCGGACCAACAAGGTCCTTGAAACGATCCAGAAGGAAAACGAGGAACTACGCAACTCGCTCAAGGACCGCGAACGCCGCGAGGACTTGGACAAGAAGCGGCAGAGCCTTATCAAGAACGGGCTGGCAAGCAACGATGAAGATGTTGCCGCCATCGAAAAGGTCATGCTCGAAAAGCATATCCCCGACCATGAAACCGGGGCGCAGTACTGGAACTGGATGAAGCAAGCCGCAGTCCCAACGCCAACAGGCTACAACCCGAGTGCTATCGCCAAGTTCGACTTGTCGAAGTACATGAAGAATCCCACGATGGGCGCACGGGAAGAAGCGTCAAAGGCTTTGCAGGATTTGCGGTCGATGCGGAGTCCAATTCGTATTTGATTTGGGGATTAGTCATCGGCTTAATGCCGGTATTTTTTCAACGTGATTCAAGGAGATTCTCATGCCAATAGGCGGCGGGATTTTACCGGCATCGAATACGAGTCAGTACACCGAACTGACTTACATCACTCGCCGGGCTTTCATTCCCAAGCTGGTTGTCCAGCTTTACAACTCAACGCCTCTCATGGCGGCTCTGATTGCCAACAGTCAGTCAGCCTCCGGCGGCGTGAGTCAAGTCACCGTGCCTGTGCAAGGTGCTGCATTCGTGAACGCGCAATGGTCGGATTACTCCGGTTCGTTTGCTGCGCCCACGGTCCAGCAAGGCGCATTCAACGCTGAATTCAACCTCAAGTTGATGATTGCCCCTGTGCCGTTCCTCGGCATGGAAGGAATCGTGCAGCAAGACTATGCGGTCATTCCGCTGATCGAAGCGCGGATGAATGACGCGACAAACGTGATGATGGATGCGATGGCAACTGCCCTCTATTCCAACTACACGAACACGCAGCAATTCATCGGGCTTCCCGGCGCAATTGACGATGGCACAAACCTTGCCACCTACGGCAACATCAGCCGAACCAGCTACGCATGGTGGAAGTCCAAGGTGTACGCTGCGGGGAACGTCAACCCCACGCGACAGAACATCCTGCAATACATCAGCGGCACGGTGAAGAACGGCGCGGAAGTCCCGACTTTCGGCGTGTGTGGATTTGGCACATGGACCCTGCTTGCTCAAGACTACGTTGGTCAAGAGCAATATGTCATCACTCCCGGTCACGGGTTCGATGGTGACAGCAACGGTCCCTCCGCAGCTTTCCGCGCCCTCATGGTCGCTGGCGTTCCAGTCTACCCCGATCCGTACTGTCCTGAAGGTACGGTGTACTTCATCAACAGCAACTATCTCTCGCTGTACATTCACGAACAAGGTTCGTTTGTGTTCACCGGGTTTGAGTCCACGCTTCCCAACTGGCAAATCGGTTATGTGGGCGCGGTCTTGATGATTGCTGAACTGGTGAGTACCAAGCCCAAGTCGATGACTCGGGTTTCGGGCTACAACTCCATTTCGCTGTAAGGAGAACCAGTCATGGCACTCGGCTTAAACAAAATCGTTCTCTCCGGCAACGGTGTCAACGTCCCCGGCGCGTATCTTCAATATACGCAAGTTTCCGCAAACAACGCGACTGTGGTGATCCCGGCGGGACTCTACATCATGTTCCCCACGGCAAACGTCACGATTGAATCCGTGTCGGCGTACAACACCAACACGGCTTGCGCGACCCCGGCAACGTGGTCGACTTGGCTTGCCAACAACACGGGCGGCTTGATTATCTCGGATGGCACGAACACTCGCGCCAACGTGATTGTCGCAACTGCAACCACCATCACGCTGTCCACGGTGAACGGCGGAACTGCGGTTACAGGCACGTTCAACAGCTAAGGGGATCGTCATGGCAAATCCCGATTCGGTTTCCCAAAACACGCAAGACAATTTCAGCAATTATTTGCTTGCGCGGATTCGGGCAACTCAACTGAACACCACCGGGAATGCGGCAGTTACCATCCCCATTCTCAGCGGTGGACTGACAAACGGGGGTGCTGTCGCCAACTCGGGCGGGGTCATTCTGCGGCGCATTACCGTGCAGAACCCCTCCGGAAGCGTTGCCTCTGCAAACGTGGCAATTGCTACGTCCAACGATGGCAACATTTCCAACGCTGTCGTTGCGAACGTGGTCCTATCCGCCGTTTCTGCTGCTGGTCGGTATCAAGACCTCACCATTAACGGCGCGTTTGGCGCGAACACAACCGTTTCCGGCAACAACACTTCTGCGCTTTATGTGATCGTCAACACAGCATCCGGCAACGCCAATACCGTTGACATTTGCGTGTGGGGCGATGTGGTGAATTTCTAATGTCAACGATCTTTGTAACCAACAACTCCGACAAGAAATTGTTGGATGGTTTTGCAGGAGCAAAATATGTGTTTGAGCCGGGGGAAACGGTAGAAATACCGACTGAGGCGGCACGGCACATTTTTGGTTACGGGGTCGATGACAAGCACCCGCATTTGGTGCGTCTTGGTTGGATAAAAACCGAAGAGGATTGGGACGCTGGTGTTGAGCGTCTATCCAATTGGGTCCTTTCCGATCAGCCGCCGAAAAAGAACCAATCCTTATCCCCGTTGGTGGAACGAGTACCCCTGACATCTGTAAAGAAGTTAGGGGGAAAAGTCCTTAACGCTGCCTAACGATTATGGATCGTAAATGTCGCAAAACTTGTCCGGTTACATTACGGAAGTCCGGCGTTTGCTGCATGATGCTACGGGAGTTTTTTATTCCGACTCGCAGCTAACCGACTACATCAATTCCGCACGGGATCGAACCGTGCGCGACACGGGTTGTCTGCGGACGATCCAAGTATCAAACACTCCTGCACCTGTAGCAAACCCGGTCAACGGGGTAACGGCAACCGCGCCTGTGCCGTGGACAGCAAGCACGGCATTCTCTCTGGATGCCTTTGTTTTTTCCAACATTTTCGTTTATCAAGTCACGCAAGCCGGGACCACGGATGCGACTGCGCCAGCGTACCCAAGCGGCACAAGCAACTATCCTCCCACGGCGCAATTCCTGAATGGAACGTGCGGACTAACGTATGTTGGAAACTGTGAGCAGATTCCCTATTCGACCCTGCCCAATGCGGCAAAAACGATTGACATCCTGAACGTCAATTTGTATTGGGGAAATACGCGAGTGCCGCTGGACTACTTGCCGTGGTCCGACTTCAATGCGCGGCTTCGCTTCTGGCAAAACTACATTGGTCGACCTGTCTGCTTTTCGATTTACGGTCAGAACACGATCTACATTGCTCCCGTGCCGGATCAGGCGTATCAAATCGAATTGGACACGGTGATTCAACCGGACGCTCTCTTGTTGTCCGCGCCGACAGTTGCGGATTCGATTGCGGACCCGTTTACCTCTGCTCCCAAATACTATGCCGCGCACTTGGCGAAGTTTTACGAGCAGTCGTTTGGTGAGGCTGAAATCTTCAAGCAAGAATATTTGAAGCAGATCACGCAAGTATTGAATTCTGTGTACACGCGCCGCATTCCGTCCGTCTACAGCAGTCCCTATTAATCATGGCGAACGCAGAGCAAAAGAAAAGTTACAAGGTAGTCAAGCAGTTCAAAGGCTTGAACACCAAGGCGAACCGTACCGCAATCGAAGAGGATGAATTCTCTTGGATTGAAAACGTGCATCCGATTGGTTACGCAAACCTGAAAGTAATTCCGCAGTCGACAGTTCAGCGCGATTCCGGCAATGCTGCCGTTGTGTTTGCAAACACGGTATCGCACTTGACCTCATGCAACGTGGACATCACGGATTACGTTGTTGTCTTTGAAGCGGATGGTAGTGCTGAGTGCTTCAACAAAGTTACGCTGACAAAAAGCACAATTGCAGCCGCAGGGACGTTTTCTGGCTCTGGTGTGAAAACAAGCCAATGGAAAAATGAGAGGATGTTGATCCTTGATCCGTACAAGGGCTATTTCACTTGGGACGGAAACAATGTCGTGTCTGTTGGCTCGGTTGGCATTGTCGCAATCACGAATGCCGGAACCGGATACACAAGCGCACCAACGGTTGTCATTGGAAGCCCAACGGATGTTCATGGCAGTCAAGCCAATGCCATTGCTGCCATCACAAGCGGCGCAGTCAGCCTCATATCAATTCAAAACGCCGGGGATGGGTACGGCACTCCCCCGCCTTCGATCACAATTTCTGGAGGCGGCGGCGCGAACGCTACTGCCATTGCCGGGGTAGTGACCTTTGCGGTTGGCACAGCGTCCGCTGTAGTCGTTTCTGGCGGCACGGGGTACACCAACTCAGCCAACACGGTTGTTGCCTTCTCAGGGGGCGGCGGAAGCGGCGCAGCGGCAACTGCGGTCCTGCGGGGAGGGCAGATTGCCGGGGTGGTTATCACGAACCCCGGATCGGGCTATACAAACGCTGCAAACTTGAGCGTGACGGTGACAGGCGGCGGCGGGACAGGCGCGGTACTGAAAGGTATTGTCAACAAGGATACAAACGTAGGAATTGCCAGCTTTTCAGGTCGAGTGTTTATTGCTGCCGGGAGAACCATCTTTTATTCCGCAGCAGAATCATATTCAGACTTTACAAGCGTGTCTGCCGGGTCGTTCGTGATGACCGATTCAACCCTGCATGGAAATATTGAGCAGATTCTTTCGGCAAACAATTTCCTGTACATCTTTGGCGATGATTCCATCAACGTCTTTTCAGATGTGCGCGTTGACGCAACAACTGGCGTTACGCTTTTCACAAATACAAACGTGAGCGCATCTGTTGGGTCCAAACGCGCCAACGCAATTTTCCCGTACTTTCGATCTGTTTTGTTTCTCAATGATTATGGGGTGTACGCACTTGTCGGGTCGACAACTTCAAAGCTGTCGGACGCGCTTGATGGGATGTTTCCCAACATTGACTTTTCAAGCCCGATTTATGCAGGGCAAGTGTTGCTGAACAACATCTTGTGCGCGGCGTTCAACTTCCGTTATTACGATGCGCAGTTCACGCAAAGCTATCGCTACATCCAAGCGGTGTTCTTTGAAAAGAAGTGGTTCCTCACAAGTCAGGGGGATAGCATTTCTCTCATCGTGTCTATCCCCGACAACGGGCGCATTGACGCATACGGCATTGATGACAAAACGCTTTACGAGTTTTATGACGATGCGACTCTGCCAATTACAAGCCGGGTGCAAACCGCGCTACTGCCAATGGGCGATAACATCAGGACCAAGCAAGCACTCAAGATGGGTGTCGAGGCAACGTCAAGCAACATTGCCCCGGTTACGATCAATGTCACTTGCGATAGCGAGTCTGGATCGTCTGCGGCAATCGCTTTGTCAAGTTTGGTTAGCTGGCTCAACCTTAATTTGTTGACCGTAACTTGGACAAACAATTCTGGCACAACCATCGGCTTTGGCGGAATTGGATATTCGCTATACAAGACGGACGCGCAGCAGTATGGAAAGTATCTCGGCATCACGGTAACATCAGAAAGCCCCGCCTTTGTACAAAACGGGTTTGAGTTTGAGCATGAATTAAGAGTGAGGTGGTAAATGACCGGGGTCCCGAATACTTTCGCCAACGCAGCAACGTCAATCCCGCTGGCGCAGTTGGATCAAAACTTTGCAACGCCAATCACGCTTGGCAATGCAACGGTTACGCTTGGCGGATCGCTGTCGACCATCGGCAATCTCACTCTGACGAATGTCACGTTGACAAGCCTTGCTTCTGCTTTGACCGCAGCGTTTGGCGGCACAGGCTTGACAAGCCCCGGATCAAGCGGCAACGTCCTTACGTCTGACGGTTCTGGAAATTGGGCAAGCATTGCCCCTGTATTGCCCGGTGGATTTGCTTGGCAGTCCGTCAAGACATCTGCATTTGCTGGCGTGACCAAGTGCGGGTATCCGGTCAACACGACAGGCGGCGCAATCACGGCAACGCTTTCAGCCTCGCCCACGGCTGGCGATTACATGACGTTCGTTGACTATGCGCGGACGTTTGCAACCAACGCGCTGACCATCGACCCCAACGGCGGCAAGATCAATTCTGTTGCAAGCACTACGGTCCTGAACACAAACGGCGCATCCGTGTCGATTGTTTATGTCGATGCAACGCAAGGATGGATTGCCTATTCGGGATTCTCTTCGTCCCCTATCGGCGCGTACTCCGCAAATTACTTGGTTGTTGCTGGCGGCGGCGGCGGCGGCAAAGGATTTGTTGGAGTCGATAACGGCGCGGGTGGCGGCGCGGGTGGGACCTTGCCCGGTTCGTATTCTTTTGTTCCCGGCGTTGCCTATACCATCACCGTAGGACAGGGCGGCGCAAGCGACAACAACGGAAACAACTCTTCTATCTCAGGCGTTGCAACTGCAATCGGCGGTGGTCGCGGTGCAAGCCAAGCTCTAGCAAATCCCTCTGGCAATGGTGGGAGTGGCGGCGGCGGTGCTGGCGGTTATTCGCCCGGAACGGGTACGGCAGGGCAGGGATTCGCTGGCGGCACAAACGCAGCGACATACGCAGGCGGCGGCGGCGGTGCGGGTGGGGTTGGCGGCAACGGGGTCGGCGGCACAAAGGGCGGTGACGGTGGCATTGGCGTATCCAGTTCGATCAGCGGATCAGCGGTGTACTACGGTGGCGGTGGCGGCGGCGGTGCTGCGGTTGGTGGTTCTGGTGGTCTTGGTGGTGGTGGCGCAGGGACTACCAACGCAGGGGTCGCAGCTACCGCGAATACCGGCGGCGGCGGGGGTGGCGGCGGCGCAACGTCAGGTGGCCTTGGTGGCGCGGGTGGGTCGGGCGTTGTCATCATTGCCTATCCGGGCGCACAGCGCGGCACAGGCGGCACGATCACAACGGCGGGTGGGTACACTATCCACACTTTCACAAGCAACGGCACATTCAACGCATAAGGAAGCATCATGGGACTTCAAGCATTTACCCCGATGGGGAATACTGTCACGTTTCTCGCTGCATCTTCCCCGCCGACTCCGGTTCAGGGCGTATCGTCTACGGGCGGGGCAAACCAGTATCTTGTGCAGAATTCGGGCGCAAGCATCGTGATGCTCGGCGTTGGCACAACGGCTGCTCTTGCCACAACCAATTCGGCAAACGTCACAAGCACGGGTGCTGCAATCCCGTTGCTTCCATACACTACGCAAGTGTTTTCGTTTGCCCCCGGCGCGTACTTCACGGGCTATTGCGGAGCAACTTCACAGGTGTACATTACGCCCGGTGACGGTTCCTAATGGAGCGCAATAATGCGTAGAGGCAACGCACGTTTTGGGAAGAGATCGTCCGGCTATCAAAATATGCTGTACGAGATCATCCTCGGCGCATTCTCAGGTGGCGCACCGGGCTGGCTGTACGACGACAGCCGCATGGACACGCTGTATCAGGACTCTGCGGGTACAACGCCTGTAACCGCGCTTGAGCAGCCTGTGGGCTTGCAGCTTGATCTGTCGCAGGGGTTGGTGCTTGGTAGTGAGTTGATTACTCCTGCTGCAAACCGTGATTTCAGCAGCAATACTGGGTATTGGAGTCTCAATACCAACGTAACAATAGCCAATAATGCTTTGACATTTATTGCCAGCGGAAACACTTTCGGCGCAAGTCACAATTCAATCTGTACGCCGGGGTCGGTCTACCAGATTACATACACGATTGGCACATTGTCATCGGGTGGTTTTCAAATCGAGTGCGGCGGCAACGTTACGCAGGTTCGTAGCGCAGTTGGGACTTACGTTGAAACTATTCTTTGCGGAAGCACAGGATCAGGGCGTATTTATCCTTGGTCTGTGGGCGCGTCAACTACCGGAACGATTACAAGCATCTCCGTCAAGAAACTCGCAGGCAACCACCGCTACCAGCCCACCAGCGCGAACCGTCCAACTTGGTCGGCGCGGTATAACTTGCTGACTAAGACGGAGCAGTTTGATAACGCAGCATGGAGTAAGTCAGGAACGGCGGGTGGTTCTGCGCCTGTCGTTACCGCCGATCAAACTATTGCTCCTGACGGGACGTTGACAGCAGACAAGGTCGTGTTTGCCGCGCCCACCAGCGGCGATCGTTCAACGCTTTCTCAAGCGTTTACTTCGACTACGGGATTCTCGTACAAAGGCGGCTTGTATGCGATGGCGTTTGCCGCCGGAGATATTGGCAAGACGATCATATTCCGTCAGGCTGGCGCAGCAGGGTATACGTCGATCACGTTGACTGCGGCGTGGCAACGGGTTCTCAGTACGGAAACAAGCGCAGGCGGTGGATTTGAAATCGCATTGCGCCCTGATTCAGGTTCATCTTCAGGTACGGTTTCTTGTTACCTATGGGGTGCTGATGCACGAAGTGCCGACCAGTCCAATACCCTGATCCCGACCTATCAGCGCGTGAACACCAGTACCGACTATGCGGGGCCGGAAGCAGGCTTCCCCGCCGGACTGAGGTGGAATGGCTCAAATAGCTGGATGCAGAACGCAAGCGTGGACTTCAGCGGGACGAATAAGGTCAGCGTGTTTGTGGGGGTGAGGAAGCAGAGTGATGCGGCCTTTGCCATTCTGAGCGAACTCAGCACAACGGTGGCTAACGCAGGAACATTTTCGCTATACGCGCCGAACTCTGCGGGGACGTATGTATTTGCGCTAAATGGCACAGCTTTATCCGGTCAAACCGCAACGACATTCACCGCCCCGATAACCAATGTTTTGTCTGTTGCGTATGACATTTCACAATCGACTGCTGCGCTTGAAACTATTCCGAAAGTAAATGGTATTACGCCAACCCTTGCGCTGTTTGGCGCAGCAAGTGCGGGGACAGGCAATTTCATAGCCGCCCCCACCTACTTCGGCGCACGAGCAGGATCAAGCGCGTTCTTCAACGGCCTCACTTTCAGCAACATCGCCATCGGGATCGCGCTGAGTGCGAGTCAGATTGCGGCGTTTGAAAGTTGGTCTAACGCACGCGCTCGCGCCTATTGAGTCCCAAGGATAAAACATGACCGACACCACACAAAATTGGGTATCTGCAACCGTCCTGATCGCCGCTGCTGACCAGCAAGGTGTACAGACTGCGCTTGCCGATCCCACGCTATTCGTCACCCCCGCAAGCCCAACGGGTCAGGAACCGGCAACGGCGATGTTCACCTCCGGGCCGTTTGCCTGTTCGCTGATGGACGAAATGACCGCAAAGTCGTTTCCGTTCAATATTCATGTGCGTGACCCCGATTGGCAAGTCGCACTCGCGGGTGAGGGGTTGGTGATGATTGTGCCGACTGATCCGATGGCGGGCTAAAGGATGCTCATGGAACCTCAGACAATCATCAATAGCGCGTTTGCTTTGATTGGTGGATTAGGTGGATTCATCCTGAATCGCGTATGGGAAGCCTTAAAAGACCTTCAATCAGCAGATAAAATCTTATCCGAAAAGGTTGGGTCCATTGAGGTGCTTGTGGCGGGGAATTATGTGTCTAGGGACGAATTCAACAAGTCAATTCTTGCCGTTTTTAACAAACTGGACCGCATTGAGGACAAGTTGGATCACAAGGTGGACAAATAGTGAATATGTCATCCCTTTCGATTGTGACTTTTGGAGATATTGAATCGCTGGATGAGTTTTTGTTTGAAAACGGGCTTCAGCACAAGATGTTTCGTGAAACATTCATGTCGCAAGGGATAATCACCCCGGCATACGACTTATTTGACGCAAACCCGGACAATTTGGATGATTGGTTGCTCTCGCACAGCGATGAACACACTTCATTTGCAAGTTTGTTGGGGCTTAACAACCCGGTGAATATGCTTGATGTGGACTTCAATGTTGAGGCTGATTTTTACGATTGGCTTGCGTCCCATCTGTACATTCATCAACAAATTGCGAGTGTCTTGGGTATAAGTTCGACAGGTTGAAAAACTCTTCCCCCCCTTCAGAAAAAATCGGTTTTTGGAAAAATGGACCCTTCACTACAACAGCAATACGGAATACCGATTGGGTCTTATTACGACTCCGGTAGTGGCTATGTTGTAGACACTTGGGGCAACCCTTTAGGGACTCCTGAACAGTTTGGCGGAACGCAGCCAAATGGACCGGGCGGGGAGTGGACATTTCCGACTCAAGCATACGTTGAATCGCCTCAGTATGGTCAAGTGCAAGTCAATGCGTCTGCACAACAACCCGCTGCCGCCAATATCGGTGATTTCACGACAGGCGCGAACGCGCTGCAACAACAAGGCTTGTATCCCGGTCCCACGGACTATGAGGGAGTGTCGACCACGTTCTATGACAGGAATGGCAAACTTGCCTACTGGTATGGGGACATGGCGGCTGGTGGATCGACAACGCACGATTCAGGCTCTTTTGGATGGCATAGCGTCAACGAGTTGCAGCCACAGCAAGGAATCGACTCAAGCGGCAATACGGTTACGTTTACGCCCAATCCTCGGGTGGCAAAAGCCAAAGAAGAGGACCCGCAGCTAAAGACAGGCATTACGGGCGCGGCTGGTGTGCTGGCAAGCGTTCTTGCGCCTGAAATCTTGCCGGGATTGATTGGCTCAGTCGGATCGTCCATATCGGAAGCATTTTCGGTTTCTGCTGAAACGGCGAAAGCAATTGCGACTGCGGTAGTGAAAGGAGTTCAAGGCTCTCTCACAAGCGCACTTGGCGGCGCAAGCCTGTCATCCGCACTTGAAAGCGGCGCAATATCTTCCATGTTGCCATCTGTTGCGCAAGGCGTGTCGGATAGCCTCACAAGCATGGGCATATCCGCAGAAACGGCAAAATCGCTTACGGGCGTTGCAATGCAGACAATGAGTGGTGCGCTCAAGGGAGGCTTGTCAGGCGGCGCACAGGGCGCGGAAATTGGCGCGTTGACAGGTGCAGCAACAGGCGCGGCGGGTGAGGCTGCGGGTGCGCTAGGATCGTCTGCAATGCAGGAATTTAACCCTCCGCAAACGATGGAGTTCTTGGGGACCGAATATGTTCTTGATGATGAGGGAAATTTTGTCCTGAATCAAAAAGGCGATCCCATGACGCTGCAAGAATATCAGGACACAAACAAGCAAGCGTTTTCCACCTTTGCACAAAAGGTTGGTGCGCCATTTATTTCGCAAGACGTTTCCAACTTGTTTGCAACCCCCGCTGAACCGCAATCGCAAAGATCATCAACAACGACATCAAGCGGCGCATATTCGTCAAATGCGCCAGCATCGTCCAAGGCTTCTGCATCTTCACCAACGCCAACGCCAACGATGACGGGTAATGCCGTTTATTCGACCCCGACATTTAGCACGGGCGGAAGTACACTTACAGGCTCACCATCTACGCAACAGGGAGCACCGGGAACTCAAGCATTGGCTCAGGCATTGAACATTGGCAATCCGGCAAGCGCGACAAGTGACACGGGCGATAGCAGCACAACAAACGAAAGTGGCGGCAAGCAACAAAATGTTTGGAACACAGCGTCATTGAAAGTGAAAGACGCTATCGGGAGTCAGGAAAATGTCTAAAGCACTCAATAGCGCACTTGGGCTTGATATGTCTGAAGTGGCGCAGCTTCTTCGCAAGAAAGGGCGGGGTAAAGATACCGTGCTGGCGCACATTACGCCCAAAGAAGCTGCGCTGCTCAAGCGGCGCGGCGGCAGGGGTTCCATCAACCCAAATACGGGACTGCCCGAGTTCGATGACAGCGAGTTTGGCTTTGTGGACAACTTTGATTCCGGCTACACGCCTGTAGACTCCTATGGTGGCGGCGGGACCGATTGGGGCAACGGTGGCGGCGTTCCAATGAACATCAATATCCCGCAGCAGCAAGCGGGTCCATCCTCGACTGTCGATTGGTCCCAACAATACGACCCATCACAGGCAGGGCAGGGCGGAGTTGCGCCTGAACTTTCCGGGTATTCTGCGCCAGCACCTTCCGCAGATGCGTCATACGATTCTTTTGGCAATCCCGTACAGCAAGGATCGGCGGCAGCGACAAGCGCGGACGTTATGAGTCCGAATGCCCCTGCAAGTCAATTTCAAGACTACAACGCGCCTCCTGCGGCTTCCCCGGCTGCGGGTGGCGGCGCACAGCAAGGCAGCGGGTCAGGCTGGTTGCAGACGCTTGCAAGTGCGCTAGGCACAACCGTTGCAGGACTTGCCAAAGCTGGCGTTCTCAGCGGCACAGCGGCACTTGGCGCGGCACAGGGTCAACAGTCTGCGGCACAAGGGCAGAAAGCAGCGGATCAGGTTGGCGCACTTGCCCCGGTTGCGGCAAATCGAGGCACGGTTGCGGCAACGGGTCTTGCCAATATTGCGGCTGCAACCCAACAAGCCGGAAATGCCGCTTCGCAAGCCGTGTCCGCAGTTGGACAGCCCATCAAAGACGTTGGGACCACGATGCTTCAAACGGCACAGGGCGGCGGCTTGACTCCGGCTGACCTTCAGGCGTTGGACATCCTTCGCGCACGGGGACTGCAAGACATTTCCAAGCGCGGCGGCGTTGGCGCAATGCAAGAGGGAGTTGCGGAATCTTCGGCGCGGTCCACGATGGGACAGCGGGAGTTGGATCAAGCACTTGCGACATACAACCAAGGCGCACAGTACGACTTGGCGGCGCAGCAGATCAAACTCGCGCAAGACAACCTTGCAAGTCAGTATTACTCAAGCGCGATTTCAACCGCGATGTCACAAGCCAACTTTTCGGATGGGTACACAACCCAAGCGATCATGCTTGCTTTGCAAAACGATCAGGTCACGGCACAGAACCTTCAAAAGCTGTATTCGTCATTGGCAAGCATTGCATTCGGCGGCGGCACAGGAAACGGCGCGATTACGATCAACACGACCCCCGCTGCGCCGACCACGACATAAGGAGCGATCATGGCTGAAGAAGTTCTATCCCAAGCACTCAATGCGGATATGCCCCGGTATCCGGTTGATGTTCAACGCGCACTCGACTTGGGCGCAAAGAACGCAGAGGACAAAGCCGGGATCGAAGCAAATGTTGCTCAGAAGCAGACGGAGTTGATGACCCCTGCTTACGATAAATATCAGGGCAAGATTGACCAGACACAGCAACAGCTTTCGGACATTGGACAGCAGCAACAAAAGCCGTTTGAGGTCCCCAAGGAAACGGCGGCGGATTTCGCGCAGCTTGGCGGCTTGGTGGCTGTCATCGGCGCAATGCTTGGAACGTCAGGCAAGATGTCTGCCAACAACGTGCTTGCCGCAATCACGGGGACGCTTGAGGGATACAAGTCCGGGCGCAAAGATGTCATTGCAAATTCGATCAAAGAGTTTGATACGAACATGAAGCGTCTTGCCGCAATGTCGCAGAACGCATCCGCGCAACTGGAACTTTACACAAAGTCCCTTGCGGTTGATAAGGACAAGGCGGCGCAAGTCCTCGCGCAATACAAGGCAAACCTGTACAAAGGTGTCGCGGGACAGGACTACAAAGCCAGTACCGCAATGGAAGCAATCAAGACATCGAACGAAATCAAGCGGCTTGGTCAACAGGCTGCGGAACTGTCGCAGCGGGTAAACGAGTTCAATACACGGGAATTGCTTGGTAGTAAGTTGTGGGACCCGGAAGCGAAAGCATGGAAGGGCTACAACCAAAAGACGAAACAATACGAAGTCATCCCCGGAAGCGACAACCTTGTTACCCCGGCATCGACAACCCCACGCGCAAGCGGCGGCGGCTCTCTTGCTGCGCGTTATGCCTACAACATGGATGAAGCGTTTGCACAGGCTGCAACGGACGTTCTCAACGTGGCGGCAAGTCCCGCAGATACCGTCATGGGATCGTTTGCTGGAATGTCGGGCAAGTCGGGAGAGTCGCTTGTCACTTCCCTGTCAACGACATTGAGCCGCAACATTACGCCAGAGGACCAGCGGTTGATGCAGCTTATTGTCACGGGCTTGGATCAACACATGGCACGGGCGTTGGGCGGCGGTTACGCTAATTCCTCTGCCAGCAAGATCATTGACGCATACAAGGAGCAATTGCCGAGAGAAGGCGACTCCCCTGCGGTTACTGCGATGTTCCTTGCGCGGATCAAGCAGGAACTTGGCGTGTTTGCCAAAGAGTTCAAGGGTCATCCCGGCGCGAACGACACTTACTTGCGGAATCAGGGCGAGTACATGGACGCAATCAACAAGGCAATTCCTTTCAGCGTTCAGGACGTTCTCGCTGCGACTCGCGGCAACGCACAAACGAAGTCACAAGCGTTTTCATTCCTTGCCGGGTCCCCGAGCAATATCCCGCTGCCCGGATCAGAACAGCAAGGCGGCGGACAGTCCACGCAACGCGCAATGCTCAATGGGCGCGTGATCGTTGTTCGCGGCGGCAAGTGGGTTTATGAAGATACGGGACAAGAGGCGAAATAATGGCTGACGAAACGCTACCACTTCCCCCCGGCGCAACGGCGATTGCTGACACGCCACCTTTGCCCGAGGGCGCAACTGCGGCTCCCCCGCTGCCCCCCGGCGCAAAGCCTTTTGGCGAATCGACTCAGCCCAAAGGCGGCGTTCCTGCCGCGCCTCAAAACAATTGGTTCACCACGCCGACAAGCAAGAAGCCGGGGTTGCTTGAGCGCGGGAAAAAGGTTGCTGAAGAGGCGGGGATTGGCGGCGCGATCGGGTTTTTTGCTCCCGAATTAACCTCTATGGCTGGCGTTGCCGCATCTGCATTTCCGCTGACTGCTCCGCTTGGTCCCCCGTTGCTGATGACAGGTTCAGCAATGCGTGGAAGTCGGCTTGCACAAGTCGGCATTGGCGCATTGGCTGGCGGCGGCGGGGAAGTGGGCGCACAGATTGCCGAAGCATACGGACAGCCAGAGA